TTATTTGGGATGATAATAAATTATTATCAAATGCTATTTGAGATGCTAGTAAATTATTATCAAATGATACTTGTGAATTATATAATTTATTTTGTTCAGATAATAAACTATTATTATTTGTTATTTGGGATGATAATAAATTATTATCATATGCTACTTGTGAATTATATAAATTATTTTGGGATGATAATAAACCAGTATCAGTTGTTACTTGAGAATTATATAAATTATTATTATTTATTAACTGTGAATTATATAATTTATTTTGTTCAGATAATAAATTATTATTATTTGTTATTTGGGATGATAATAAATTATTATCAAATGCTATTTGAGATGCTAGTAAATTATTATCAAATGATACTTGTGAATTATATAATTTATTTTGTTCAGATAATAAACTATTATTATTTGTTATTTGTGAATTATATAAATTATTTTGGGATGATAATAAACCAGTATCAGTTGTTACTTGAGAATTATATAAATTATTATATAAATTATTATTATTTGTTATCTGTGAATTATATAAATTATTTTGTTCAGATAATAAATTATTATTATTTGTTATTTGGGATGATAATAAATTATTATCAGATGCTATTTGAGATGCTAGTAAATTATTATCAAATGATACTTGTGAATTATATAATTTATTTTGTTCAGATAATAAATTATTATTATTTGTTATTTGAGAATTATATAAATTATTATATAAATTATTATTATTTGTTATCTGTAAATTATATAAATTATTTTGTTCAGATAATAAACTATTATTATTTGTTATTTGGGATGATAATAAATTATTATCAAATGCTATTTGAGATGCTAGTAAATTATTATCAAATGATACTTGTGAATTATATAATTTATTTTGGGATGATAATAAACCAGTATCAGTTGTTATTTGGGATGATAATAAATTATTATCAAATGCTATTTGAGATGATAATAAATTATTATCAAATGATACTTGTGAATTATATAATTTATTTTGTTCAGATAATAAATTATTATCAAATGCTATTTGCGATGATAATAAAGCAGTATCAGTTGTTACTTGAGAATTATATAAATTATTATCCATGTATGCTTTTGAATTATATAAATTATATAAAATATTTGATTGTGATTGTGAATTATTTGTATATGGTGGTATATTTGATTGTGAATGTGATTTATTTCTATGTGATTGTGAATTATTTTTAGATGGTTGTATATTTGTTTGTGGTTGTATAGGATGTGGTTGTATAGGTTGTTGTAGTATTATTGGTGTTTTTTTTGGTCCTACATATACTTTTGTAGGTGGTTGTATATTTGTATGTGGTTGTATATTTGTATGTGGTTGTATAGGCTGTGGTAGTATTATTGGTGTTTTTTTTGGTCCTACATATACTTTTGTAGATGGTTGTATATTTGTAGGTGGTTGTATATTTGTATGTGGTTGTATAGGCTGTTGTAGTATTATTGGTGTTTTTTTTGGTCCTACATTTACTTTTTTGGTTGGTCCAACATATGCTTTCATTAATGTTGGTTTTTGGTTTTGATTTGTTTTATTTAACATTTATATATAATAAATTATAAAATATTTATTTAATTATAATATCTAAAATTAAATAAAAATGCAACATAATATTGGAACGAGTGAAAAAAATTATATAGAAAATGAGAATATAATTAATCTTAGATTTAATCATAATTGTGGTAATTTTAAATTATTCAAAACTAATTATGTTAAAAATAATTATTCTAATTTGCTTTTGGTTAATGAAAATAATAAAAATTATTATAAAAATTTAATAAAATTAACAAATAAAAATAGTAATATAAAAAATAATTTAATAAAATTAATGATACAATATGCAGAATTAATAAAAAAATATATTGATGAATTAGAAAATATAAGAAAAACAGATACTAATTTTATTGATGAAACAGAAAATAATGTTAAATATGATATTATGATTTTATATTGGTTACAGTATATTAATTATCATGATGCATTAGTATTACTTTCAGAATTAAAAACAAATAATAATACTATATATAATTATGATATAATGGATAGAATAGATGTTTTAAATTATAAAACTAATTTAAGTGCAATACAATTTATTTATGCAAAAATTGATTGTAATTTAAATTTTGAACGTTATGAAATTGATAATGACTTGAATACAATAAATGAAATTAATAAATTATATCAAATAAATCACAATGATAATTTATTAAATAAAATAAAAGAAATTGATAGTAAATATTCAGAAAAAATAGTTGAAGGATTTAATAATAATAAAATTGGTTTAATTAATTTTCATCTTGTAATGATTGTCCTATTGTTAACATTAATTCTCCTAAATAAGTAGAATAATTATTAAAATCAATAATATCATTTATATCAGTATAATTAGTAACAATAACATTATTAATAATTGTATCAATAACATTCACAATATCATTAGTAGTATTAAACATATATAATTTAACTAATGATTATATAATTACTTTTTCATTTTTTTCATAATAATAAAGTCCTTGTAATAGACTATCAGCTAAATCATCTTTCTTTTTTTGTTTACTGAAAAAATCATTCCATAATACTAAATGACTTATTAAGTCAGTTGTATATTTAATTGCTAGTGCTTTCGTTAGTTTATATTTAACTGTTTTATCAGTATCTTTATTAATTATTATTTTTTTTGTGTTTTCATCATCTATTAATTTTATTTTATTAGATGGTGCTATAAATTTAACTTTTTTAATGTTTGAATTAGTTAAATTTTTATCTATTATTCCTCTTATTAAAAAATAATCATATAACGTGCAAGCAATACTCTTCATTAATGGATTAACTAAACTTGGTTGATTTTCAATACAAACAACATCAGCTCTCATTAATAATTCTTTTTTTGAATCTAATATAGTAATTAATTTCATTCGTGTATTATCAAAATCTAATGCATTTACATTAGTTACTTTATATTTTTTAATTTTTAATTTTTTGTCTAATTCTTTATATTCTTTTTTTGCGTGTGGAATACAGTAATTAATATCAGTTAAATTGTAATTAATAGAACATTTTTTAGTACAATTAGTAAAAGAACATATATTATTATTTTTTTCAATAGACGTATATATTTCTTCAAATTTTTTAATTATTTCTAATTTTTTTGAATGTACTTTACAATAATAAATATTATTTTGTATAAAAACAGCTTTCAATCCACAAAAACATTTTGTATCTTCTCTATCTGTTAAATCTATATTATTCCAATCAATTATTTTTAATTTATCATCTTCCTTTGTGAAAAGACAATAGGCAAGATGAATAATACCAACATCAAATGATAAAATTATGGGGTTCATTAATTTTATTAACTTAATATCTTTAAATCATAGTATATAATTTTTATTATAAATTTAATTTCTATCAATTTATAATAATGTATAATAATAATCTTTATGGAGGTTCATATAATAAAGAAAATATAGTATTAGAAGAAAATGGACGAATATTTCCATTATGGATTATGCAAAATTTTAAAAAATTTATTTTACCAGAAATAATAAGAAAAGAAGGCGAGGATCCTTGTAATGAAAAATTAGTTGATGAATTAACATTATATCAAAAATTTGTAGGTTCATATTTAGATTATAGGTCACCTTTCAAAGATTTATTAGTTTATCACGGTTTAGGTTCTGGTAAAACTGTAACAATGATAAATGTTTATAATATATTATATAATTATACACCCAAATGGAATGTTTTTTTAATTATGCCGGCTGCGCTACATAATGATCCATGGTTGAAAGATATTAAAAAATGGTTAACAAAAGAAAATTATGAAAATCGTTTTACTAATTTTGTTTTCGTCCATTATGATAGTCCATTTGCAGACCGTGATTTTTTAGATAAAATAAAAAAAGTAGATAATTCAAAACCATTTTTATTTGTTATTGAAGAATGTCATAGATTTATAAATAATGTTTATAATAATATTTCTAGTAAAAAAGGTAAAAGAGCCCAAGTAATTTATGATTATATACAACAAGAAAAAATAGATAATCATAATACCCGTATTATGCTTTTATCAGCTACCCCTGCAGTTAATAAACCATTTGAATTTGCTTTAATATTTAATTTATTGAGACCTAATAGTTTTCCTACTAGTGAAGCTATATTTAGTCAAATATATATATCCACATCTAATTTTGCATCTCTTAATGAAGAAAGTAAAAATATGTTTCAAAGAAGAATTATAGGGTTAGTTTCATATTATTTAGGTGCTACCCCCGATAGATATGCAACAAAAATAACACATTATAAAAATATACCAATGAGTGAATATTTTGAAGAAGTTTATAATTATTTTGAAAAAATAGAAGAAGAAAAAGAAAAAATAAGAATCAAAATGTCAAGAGGTAAAGTTGGTGATGAAATATCAACTTATAGTTCATATACTAGACAATCATGTAATTTTGTTTTTCCTGAAATTAATGACAGAATAGATGGGGAACAAAGACCTAGACCCGGTAAATTTAGAATTAAAGAATCTGAAGCCTTAATAATTGAAGAAAGTAAAGATGAAGAAAAGAAAAGATTATTAATTAAATCAAATAAAGAAGTTGCAGAATATGTTAAAGCTATACAATATTATATTAATGGTTTAATAAAATATTTTAAGGATATTCATTACAAAGACAAAGAACAAAAACATACTATATTTGATGATGTAAAAATATTTAAAACTAAATATGATTCAAGTTTTACAAAATTTACTGAATCAGTAGAAGCTAAATCCGGTTTATTTGAAGCTATGAATACTTGTTCCCCAAAAATGATAATGATAATTTTTAATATTTTAAAATCTAAAGGACCAGTATTAATTTATTCTAATTATGTTGAAATGGAAGGATTACAAATACTAAAAATATATATGCAATTTTTTGGATTTGTTAATTATGCCCAAGAACAAGAAAATAAAGAAAATGATTATCATAGATATGTTGAATATCATGGTTCTATTGATAAAGATCAACGTGAAATTAATAAAAAAGTATTTAATGATGTTTTAAATTTATATGGTAAAAATATTAAAGTATTTATGATTTCACCTGCTGGTGCAGAAGGTATTAATTTATATAATGTTAGACAAGTTCATATTATGGAACCCTATTGGAATGAAGTTAGAATAGAACAAGTTGTTGGTCGTGCCGTTCGTCAATGTCATCATGCTGCGTTACCAATGGCTGAAAGAAGAGTTGATGTTTTTAGATATAAAATGGTTAGAACAAATGGAAAAGAAACAACCGACCAAAAATTAGAATCTATTTCCAGAAAAAAAAATAATTTATTATTAAGTTTTTTAGAAGCTGTTAAAGAAGTTGCTGTAGATTGTGAATTATTTAAGGCTCATAATATGATGGGTTCAAAATACAGATGTTTTCAATTTAATGAAAATTCATTATTAGAAGAACCTATTGGTCCTGCATTTAATACTAAATTAGAATACGACCAAAAAATTAATAATGGATTAAATTCTAATGATTCATCAGTTATTAAAATAAAAGTAAGAAAAATTAATGCTATATATAAAGTAAATGAAAATATATATTCACAACCTAAAAGTTATTGGTATTATGATAAATCAAATGTAATATATGATTATGAATTAAATTTTCCAGTTGGTAAAATTGCGGTTGATGATAATTCAAATCCAATTAAAATAGATAATGATACATATCTAATTGAAAAAATAATAAATATACCTGATTTTAAACTATATTAATTTTATAGTGTAAAATTAGAATGTGAAATTTATATAAGACTAGTTTAATTTATATAAGACTTGATACTTTATATAAACCTGATAAATTTTTTATATTTTGTGATATATCTAAACCTAATGATTGGGTTGGTTGTTGCATTGTTGGTTGCATTGTTGGTTGCATCATTGGTTGTTGCATCATTGGTTGTTGCATCATTGGTTGTTGCATCATTTGTTGTCCCATCATTAAATGATCTAACAATAAAGGA